GAAACTAACAGGCTTACCTGTAGTCTTAACATCATTTAATGTTATAGTATTTGTTTCATGATCAATTGTAAAGTTATCCAATTTTCCTTTTATTTTAAGTCTAGTTTTCTTATCTCCATCTATAACATAAACTTCTGCAAAAATTGCATATTCATTATATATTTCAGGAGGAGACAATAAATAATCAGGATTTAATGTTTTCATCAGTTTAGTATTATTAGCTAAACTTGAAACACATTGTTTATATTTATACTCCATTGGAGTTGATAAATAAATTTGAACTTTATCGGAAGTTAATTTGGATTCAAATTCTTTTCTTTCTTTCCAATAAGGCTCACAAGCTTCTAAGGCTGCAGATAATCTTTTATCTGTTAATTTATTTGCATAATAGTCAGCAGATAAGGAAGCTTTACTTATTGCATCTTCTTTAGAACTTCCAGATTTCATTAAGTCATAAGCTTTATCTGCAAATAAACCTAATTTACTAGTCGGCTTTTTAACAGGAGCTATCTCAAAATATTCTGGTTGTAACAAAATAGCATGAACCGCTGAACCTAGTTCAAACGAATCTGAATATTTAGATTTGAGTCCATTAGCATACACTTCTTCAGATCCTCCTTCTTCTGGATTAATTAATTTTAATCGAGAATTAGAAATATAATCTGCATATTTAGGACTAAAATACTCTTCATCTGACATTTTTATTAATTGAATACTATCTGGTATTATTTCAATTTCTGCCATAAATCACGAATATTTTTTATATTCAAATCATATATTCTATATGGAGTTTTTATATGTCGATTATGTGGAGCATCCATTAATAAACAAAATATTCCATTATCATGACATTCTTTGAATGTAAGATATTTATCATCTATAAAAATGTCACACTCAAGTTCTTTTAATAGTTCGATTTTACTTTCTCCCCAATGTACTTGATTGACATTACTTCTTCCAGGTATCTTATTAAGTTTTAGAGATTCTCTAGTCCATGTAACAGGGATCCCTCTAGCACTAACATAACCTGAAGGTTGAAAGTTTGGAACATTTTTTACTGGCAATTTTAACCAGAAATTCTTTTCATGTGAAAGAATAGTTAATCGAGTACTCATTAGTCTCGAAGGTTTTCTATGCCATCTTTGTGGCACTTTACAGTTAAATCTGTCTGCATACGCTTGATGCCAATCAAATATAACATCATCAATATCTAAATAAATTTTCATTCTTTAAAATTCGTTATTATAAATATATTTTTTCGTTAGTCGGTATTATTTATTTGATAGTCCCAATAATCAATATCATACATTTCACCAATTTGAATAAGACGTTCTTCTCTTAAATATTCTAAAACTCTATCTAAAGATGGTTCATCGTCATCATTATAATCTATACTTTCTTCTAAAAGTTCTCGTTTTTCATCTTCATTTAAACATTCCATAGCAAATTTATGAAGTGCTTCAGGTTTTGAATTAGCTTTTATTAATTGTATAGATAATTCGTCATCTTCAATTATCGGACATAAATAAACATTCATATTTATTATTCGTTATTTAAATTATTTTTAAGAAGTGAATAAAAAAAGTCTTTAGGTATAATAACATATTCACCTGCTGAGGTTATATTTACATTACCTTCTTTCTTTTCTTGAATATTCCAAAAGATTGCTAATGGTTTATCTACTTTTCCCACTTCTGAATTAATCTTTTTAACCGACGGTGTAGATTGTGTTTTCTTAGCCTGAATATAACATGGTAATACTCCATCTTCATCGAAAATATCTATTTTCATATCATCGAGTTTTTTACTCATTGATCTACTTGTGCAGATGTTTTCGTTACCTGTCAATTCCTTTAATTCATTCACAAGTTGTCGTTCATAAGCACTCCCTTTTGTTTTACTATAGGAACCACTTTTCTTTTTAGGTTTTTCAGTAGGAGTATCTTCTCATACTTCTACTTCGTTTTTCTTGTTTTTAGCCATTCTTCAATTAATTTATGTGTTTTTATTTCTCCGTATCTCTTCACGTAATCAGTAAAATCTTTAGTTTTTGGCATCAACAATACATTAATGTCTGTAAATCTTTTTCTGATTTTATTTGCAGCTCTTACACCAGGCAAATCTCTATCATATAATATATAAATGTCTTTAAATCTTAATGATAGATCTTCATACTGTTCTGGAGTTAAAAATAAATTCTCTGTATTAGGAGCAATTGCTGGAATATTAAATTCATATAAAGACATAACATCTTTTAATGATTTAGTAATTATAATAAACTCTCCAGACTTAATCATTTGCTTCGATCCTTGAATCATTTCTTGTGACCAATTACTTAAAAATCTATATGTTCTTTTAGTTGGCATATAAATTCTCCATAATTCTTCTTTGTCAACTGTTCCTCCATAATATCCAAATATAGGGACTGTATCTGATGAACTAGTAAAATAGTTACCATTTAAAAATACAGATTTAATTGAAAACACATTAAATTTTATTAATGTATTATAAGAAATTCCAAAACTTTTCCACCAATCTAATTCTTTTTGATTAAATTCTTTTATTTCCACCGCTATATCAGCTTTAGATGTTTTTTCTAAAATTGTATGTGTATACGTAGCTATTTTTGGGGGATTTTTAGGAATATTTTGAATAGGAATAATGTTAAAATCATTTGCTATAATTCTTAATGCGTTATAATAATTGCATTTAAACAAATACATTACGCATCCTATAAAGTCAAAACTTGGGCCAGCAAAATCTTTATACATTAAAACTTCACTTTTATTCTTATAAAAAGAACAAGTAGGTTTAGTATCAGATCTTATTATAGAAGGACTTCTAAATAAACCTTTTTTAACAGGAATCCCCAAGTAATGTTCAAAGTACATTTCCTGGGGATTTTTAGATAATAATAGTTCTCTAGTAACTTTTGGGGCTATTTCTAGCTTATACATATTCATTTATTACCCTATTAAGTTACTAAAAGTATTTTAGAGTTTTGGTATTTCGAAATCAAAATCAGTAGCTGTAGGAGCTTCTGGGTTTGCTGGTGTAGTTGGAGCTGTATTGAAAGTATCTACTTTAGTTGGTACAGCAGTAGCTTCTTTACTTATTCTTGTCTTCTCATATGCTGAGAAAGCCAATTTGTTACCAATAAAGTTATTTCTTATATATGCTTTACTTTCACCGGTAACTGCATCTGGTTTAGTTAATCCTGCAAAGAATCCAGGGAAAGTTGCTTCACCTTTCTTATTCTTCATAAGTTTGATTGAAACTTCAGTTCCTTTACCCATATCCAAAATCTTAGATACTAATATTCTTAAAGCATCCCATGATGGAGCACTTAAAGATTTAGTATTATCATCAATTTCTTTAGCTATTTTTGGATTTATAGAATCTATTGCATGTTTAAAAAGTAACATCATACTTTCTACATTAGAAACTTGTGGAATCTTTTCCTTTTTACCTTCTTTTGTGGTGATTTCATTTTCTCCACGTTTAAAATCATCTTCTTTTGGTTCAAATACAGTGTGCTCAAAAGCACCATTTTCATTTTCAAATTTTAATTTTATAACTTTATATATTTGAGTTGGGTCAGCTTTTCCTTGTATATCTACAATTTCAGTACCAACAAATTTTACTTTACAAATTTGATTACCTTCTAATTGTGGTTTTGAACTACTTTGTGATGTGCCTGCTGTTGCATTAAATGAAAAATTCATATTATTCTTATAATTTAAATGTTAATTTGCTGATCTCTGTTTCGTTTTCATCATCTACTAGTAAATCTGCATCAACATTCTCTGCTTGTGCAATAAGTTCATCTAAAATTTCATTCGATGGATTCTCAATTTTAACATTACCATCTGTTGTCGCAACTAACTTCCATATGCCTTCAGCATAAGATTCAATTGTGAACTCATTTCCTAATTCTGCAAGTACCGTATTAGCTTTACCTCTATAAGCAATAGTATTGGATTTAGTGAGTTTGTTTCCTGTACCTTCTTCTTCAAAAGAAATATCAGTACCTACAATCGGAATCATTTTCTTTCCTTGCCCTTCACTAATCCATTTAATTACAACTCTATTTTCATAATTTAGACCCATATCAGCAACAGCTTTACTGTTAAACATGAGTTTATTAGTTTCTAGAGTTACAATAGCTTCTGTGGCCATTTCAGTTACTACATCTTTAACTTTTTTAGTTGTTGTTTTTTTCTTCTCAGAATTTCCAACAACTTTTATATTAGACACATTTTCAGTTTCTGTGTCAAAATCAAATGTTACAGTTAATGTTTTAATCACCGTTATATTCGTCTATTTTTTCAATTACATAGTTCAAATCATTATCTATATACATACTGTCAAAACATCCCATTGGAGTCTTAGCAGTTGTTGTTCCATCACTTTGTGTAATGAATTTATGTTCTAAATTACCATCAACATCTTTTACTACTTCTGTAAATAATACATAAGTAAATAAACCCTCCAAAGTAATCATGTTATCAATCATTTTACCGATTGTTTTCATTTTATAACTTGGATTAAGTGCATCACCAGTATTTTCAGAATGAGTAATTATAACAACTTTTAAATCGCTTCTCATATTCATTGCTTCCTTCAGCACTGAATAGAAATTAGCTGCTATTTGAGTAAATTTATCGTCAATTGTGTTATTCTACTTTCGTAACTCTTTATATTTCTATAAAGTTCAGACTATATCTTCTTTTTATTTCTTTTTATTAAATTCTTGTCTAGTATGACCTTTTGGAATAGATAAAGCTTCAATAGGTTTCCAATTATATTTATTTATTCGATTATTAACTAAATTAAAGTCAATTTCATAAATTTCACACCATTTTTTCATTGGTTTGGATTCTATACCTATAGTAATTAATTTATTAAATGGATCTTTTTGAATTGCTTCTTCAAAAGTAAGACCACTTCTATAAATTCTCTGATATAAAGTAGTATATTTTATATCAAATTCTTTTGCCCAATCTTTTAAAACCATAGTTTTTCCATTATATGTAATATAATCATTAAAAGAACTTCTGTTTTTTACTTGCGTAGTAACATTAGCTCAAATACAATTTTCTTTACTATAGTTTTTTAAATTATCTATTCTTTCCAATGTATATCCTTCTGGGCATTTTCCCATATCATAGAAAAACTGTTCAAAAGAATTAATCCATTCTTCACATACTTGAATATTATTCTCTTTATAATTTCCTTTTGTAGCGGAAAGAGAATAACATCTAGATTTCATCGCTTTCCAGCGTTTATATTCTAACATTTTTGATTTACCTTTAATTTTTTCCATAAGCAATCTTAATAAATTATTATTTACAAAGATAGTTATTAAAAAGAAATAAAAACCTAACCATTTCCAAAAAAGTAACAGTTGTTACTTAATGTACTCTCCCTCACGGAGATAGTCGTTGAACTTTCTTCATAACTACAATTATGAAGCTTAGCTGCGGATCGCCCAATCTTTTTCTTTTTTACTGTCAAACACATTACTGTTTGCCCTATAATATATTACTATTTATAGTTAGTAGAAAAAGCTCTAAGGGTATTCCCGTCAATTAGATTAGTTAGGGCACGTTAGCACCCTTTTTCTGAGCTTCTATCCATAGTTTCAAAAGCCATTAGATACTGAGCATCCTCAATAACTACAACTTTAATTTCTGGTCTAGCTTTATCTACAAATTTCAGAATTGAACCTATTTGATTCGTATCTGCTGTATTAAAAAGATTACCTTCGTATTTTTGTGTGGTTTCATTTTTTACTAAAGGCTTATAATTTTTCTTATATCCTTTAATAGGTAACGGTTTTCCCGCTACATTGATTATGAATGTTGATTCTGGGTTTAAGTTTCTTAAAGAAGTACTTTTTCCACTACCTGAGTTTCCAACAATTCCTATTAATTCTGCCATTTTTTAAAATTTAAATACATTTGATTGATCATCTGTTTCTATGTTATCAATCTGTTTTTTGTGTAATGTATCCCTATATACTTCAAGAGAAGTGTACGGTTCATAGTCAGCTATTTCCTCTGGTAGAGGCATTTCTCTAAACATTCCTATTTCTCCATAGAATGTTACTCCTTTACTAATATCTGCTATGCCATATCTATTTTTCATAACTTGAATAAGTCTGAATCTTTTCTTTAATACATTTTGAATAGGATAACCTTCACATCTTGCTATTTTTTCTCTGAAAGGAAAATATAATGCTATAACAACTTCTGCACCATCAGTAGTTCCTGAGGTATCTTTAAACACTTTGTTATCTTATAGGCT